AGATTGTGCCTGTGGTACTGGATCACGTTCATCTCTTCCGGCGTCAAATCTTTCGGGAGCGGTGTGTAGTAAGCGGGTGACGGGGGTCTGCTGGCCATTAGTCTCTTCCTTTATTGCGGCCAAGACCATGTACGAAGCGGCACGCGATGGTGACGCTAAGGCAGCACTTGACATACTGAAGCACAACCATGGCTGGGTAGCCAAGCAGCAGATCGACGTAAACATCGACCAACAGATAAGTATCACAGGCGCACTGGAAAAAGCACAGACGCGCGTCATCGAAGGGCTGTACACAGAACTGCCCGCAATAAAGGAAGAGACTAATGGCCAGCAGACCCCCGTCACCCGCTTACTACACACCGCTCCCGAAAGATTTGACGCCGGAAGAGATGAACGTGATCCAGTACCACAGGAACAATCTGGACAATAACACGTTTATAACAGAACCAGACGGCAGCCCGACAACATTCAGAGGCGCGGTTATGGGTGTAGATAACGGCGCTATGCTGTTCCCGCGGTACAGAGACGGCGTTATATTAGAGCCGCGGACGGCGCAGCGTTTAGCCGCGCGGTCAGGAACTAAGTTTCCTGTGTACAAAGACGACGAAACGGCGCTTGCCCGCGAGCAGTTTCTGCATGAAGTCATGAAAGCTGACAGCGATGCGTATATGAAACAGAAGCCTAAACGCTAATGCAAACCACAATATACTCAGCCCAAGACGAGATGGAGTTGATGGCAAGGTTGTGGTCACCGACGCTGAAGGATGACCCGCTAGCGTTCGTACTGTACACATTCCCGTGGGGCCAAGCAGGCACGCCGCTAGAACACTTTCCCGGACCGCGTAAATGGCAACGTCAGATACTAGCTGACTTGCGTGACCACATCAAAGAGAACCAAGGCAAGCTAGACTTTGACACTGCGCGCATGGCAACTGCGTCAGGACGCGGTATCGGCAAGTCAGCCTTGGTAAGCTGGCTAACCATCTGGATGCTGTCATCACGCATCGGCAGCACAACCATCGTGTCGGCAAACTCCGAGGCGCAGTTGCGGTCAGTAACATGGGCAGAAATAACCAAGTGGCTGGCGATGTCGCTCAACAGTCACTGGTTTGAGATAGCTGCCACACGCATCATGCCCGCCAAGTGGCTGACAGAACTGGTCGAGCGTGACCTCAAGAAAGGTACGCGCTACTGGTCAGTCGAAGGCCGGCTGTGGTCCGAAGAGAACCCTGACGCATACGCTGGTGTTCACAACTTCGACGGTGTGATGCTGATATTTGACGAAGCCAGCGGTATACCCGACAGCATCTGGTCAGTGAGTGACGGGTTCTTCACAGAGAATACTCCGCATCGGTTCCATCTGGCGTTCTCCAACCCGCGGCGCAATACAGGCTATTTCTACGAAACGTTCCACAGCAAGCGGGCGTTCTGGTCAACGCGCGTCATCGACGCCCGTGATGTCGAGGGTACAGACAAACACCTGTACCAGCGGATTATAGATGAGTACGGGCCAGACAGCTACCAAGCCAGTGTCGAAGTGTACGGCGCGTTCCCGTCAGAAGGTGACGATCAGTTCATCGGCAGCAATCTGGTCGATGACGCCATGAAGCGTGCGCCTGTCAAGGACACCAGCGCGCCCATCGTCATAGGCGTAGACCCGGCACGGTTCGGGGCTGACGCCACAGTCATCGCCATACGGCAGGGCCGTGACATCCTAGAGTTACGCAGGCACCGCGGCGCGGACACTATGGAAGTGGCTGGCCATGTCATCGACGCCATAGAGCAGTTCCAGCCGGCGCTAGTCTGCATCGACGAAGGTGGGCTAGGCGCCGGCGTCGTAGACCGGCTGAAGGAGCAGCGGTACAAGATACGCGGCGTGAACTTCGGCAACAAGGCTAAGAACCAGACCATGTGGGGTAACAAGCGCGCAGAGATGTGGGGCGCCATGCGTGACTGGCTCAGGACGGGCCACATCCCGACAGATAGGTTCCTGAAGACAGACCTCATCAGCCCGCGCACCAAGCCTGACAGCAGGGGTACGCTGTTCCTAGAAAGCAAGAAAGATATGAAGTCACGCGGGCTGGCCTCGCCAGACGCAGCAGACGCCATAGCGGTCACGTTCGCATTTCCTGTAGCATCTACTGATCCGCGTCTGACACGCGTTGACAAGCATCGCACAAGAGGCTATTCTCCCGCAGGAATATCTACATCGTGGATGGGCAGTTAATGGCTGACAAGAAGAAATCAGTGTCGCTATCCGTTGGCAGAGGCGAGAAACTGCCTGTGTCAAAGGGTGCGGGTCTGACAGCCGCCGGCAGAGCCAAGTATAATGCTGCTACAGGTAGTAACTTAAAGGCGCCTGCGCCCAGCCCGAAAACAAAAGCTGACGCAGGACGCAAAGCGTCATTCTGCGCGCGCATGGGTGCAGTAGCTGCTAAGGCAAAAGACGGCGAACGTGCCAAAGCTAGTTTGAAAAGGTGGAAATGCCCATGAAACCCGGATTATACGCAAACATCAACGCTAAGAAAGCCCGCATAGCTGCTGGCTCTGGCGAGAAAATGCGTAAGCCCGGTGCTAAGGGCGCCCCCACCGCCAAAGATTTTAAAGAAAGCGCCAAGACGGCCAAACCAACTAAGAAGGGTAAGTAAATGCCAGCCAACAAATTCACTAGAGCGTTGTACAAGACAGGCACTGTAGCATCTGAGAAAGCTGCCATTGCCAACCGCGACCCAGCCCGCAAGGCAGCCGCTAAAGAGATCACAAAACGTGAAGGCACGACAAGCCCCGGCGGCGCTCGCCCAGCACTATTGCGGATGGCCCCACCAAGCAAGCCAGCTAAAGCGCCAGCAGTTAAAATGCCTGCTAAACCGCAGATCATCCGCACTACTACAAACATGAAGCCAACACCAATGGGCAAAAAGCGTTAATTATGCCCCTTAGTAAGTCACCCAGCAAAGCTGCGTTCCGCAAGAACATCAAAGCAGAAGTAAATGCGGGTAAACCTGTGAAACAAGCGGTCGTTATCGCCTACAGCGTGAAACGTGCCGCCGCCAGCAAAGGCAAGAAATAATCTATGGCCGACCCCACAGGCATTAACACGGCAGGCAAAGTCGCCAATGTAGGCTCTAACCCAGCCAAATCATCTGGCGACACTGACGATAAGATGGCTACCATGCGTAGCCGTCTTACGATGACGCAGGCTGCGTATTCAGACAGCCGTGAGGACGAACTAGACGATCTACGCTTTATGGCCGGCAGCCCTGACAACCAGTGGCAGTGGCCGTCAGATGTCCTGTCAACACGCGGCAGCGTGCAGGGTCAAGCCATCAACGCACGGCCCTGCCTGACAATCAACAAGCTGCCACAGCACGTCCGTCAGGTAACAAACGAACAGCGACAGAACCGGCCAAACGGTAAAGTAATACCCGCGGATGACAACGCTGACGTACAGGTAGCAGAGATATTCAACGGTGTGGTGCGCCACATTGAGTATATGTCCGACGCCGACGTTGCGTATGACACAGCCTGCGACAACCAAGTCACTTACGGCGAAGGTTACATCCGGCTGCTGACTGAGTATTGCAACGACGATACGTTTGACCAAGACATCAAGATTGGCCGCGTCCGTAACGCATTTAGCGTTTACATGGACCCCACCATTCAAGACCCATGCGGTTCAGATGCCGAATACTGCTTTATTACTGAAGATATACTAAAGTCAGAATATGAGCGTTTGTTCCCTGACGCATCGCCAATCAGCACATTATATAGCCAAGGCGTTGGCGATCAGGGCATTTCGTCGTGGCTGCAAGAAGATACAATCCGCATCGCGGAGTATTTTTACAACGTTTACGAGCCTGAAACGCTGC